AATAAAAAAAATGAGAAGTCATATAGCACAATTTTTCGAAGTGAAATTCAAGTACGAGAAAACGCAAGAAGACGGCCTTGTCAAGATGGTTACGGAGGCGTACGCCATAGACGCAATGACGTGGAGCGAGGCAGAGAAGCGCATCGTCGAAGAGATGGCTGCATACGCGCAAGGTGAGGCCGAGATAAAGGATGGCGTCATCACTATTGAGAAAGAGGAGAAAGAGTTCAAGAGAGGGGATGTCATTGTAAGCAAGATAGATGAAATCTTACTCGTAATCACTTACGACTTTGATAGCAACCTCTTAACAAGTTTTGTTAATATTGACGCGCACGGTAACCTTTTCAATAATCCTTATCAAAAATGGAATGTTTCCCACGATTGGAGACTTGCCACCGACGAAGAAAAACAACTTCTTTTTGACAAGATGGCAGAACAAAACCTGCGCTGGAATGCCGAAGAAAAAAGGGTTGAGAAGATTAGGTGGAGAGCAGAAGATGGTGAGGAATATTGTTATGTTGGCAATCAAGGAATCATAATGGTAGATAAAGAAGATGGTCATTGTGCTGATAAAAATAGACACGAGTTTGGCAATTACTTCCGTACCCGAGAGCAAGCAGAGGGAGCTGCCAAGTTGGTTAAGGCTACACTGAGAAAATTCTACGAAGATTATGAAAGCAATAAATAATAAAATAGTTAGAGCACGCAAGCACCATCATTGCGACTTCTGCGGTTGTAAAATAGAAAAGGGAGCAATGTATAATCTACAATTTAATAAAGATGGCGGCGACGTGTGGTCAAACAGAGAACATCTTGAGTGTTTTGAGCTAACGTCAATCATAGAGTTTGGCGACTATGATGGAATAACTGAACAGCTTTTCTGCGAAGCCGTCCAAGATTACATCTACAAAAATCATTATGACGAAAATTTAGATGACGTTTCGGACGAATGGCAAAAGCTAAACAGATATGAAGCTAGTAAAAGAATACTACAAGAGCTTAACGAAGCAGGAGTTATGCACTTGAAATTAAGTATTTGAGAGATGTAAATACACGAAAAGAACGTATGATATGAAGATTTTAGTTCAATTTAGTGGCGGCAAGGATAGTCAAGCGTGCCTCATAAAATCCGTTAAGGATTACGGCAAAGATAAAATAACAGCTGTATTTTGTGATACAGGATGGGAACACGAAGATACGTACAAGCATATCGACAACGTTGTAAACGCACTTGGTGTTAAACTGGTAACTATAAAAAGTAAGAAGTATAAAGATTTTGTCGACATGGCGATTAGGAGGGGTCGTTTCCCATCAACTATGGCAAGGTTCTGCACATCAGAGCTGAAAGTCATTCCAATGATAGACTATATATTATCACAAGACGATAGTTTTATTATAGTTCAAGGAATAAGGGCAAAGGAAAGCACCGCGCGTGCAAAACTCGATGTGGAATGCTCATATTTCAAGGAGTATTTTAATAGCGAAGCAAAAGGATTGTACAAAAAGAAAGCAGTGCTAGAATGGTGTAAGACGCACGATGCAAGCGTGTTGCGCCCCATATTCAACTGGTCTGCGCAAGAGGTTATCGATTACATCCTTACTAGCGGACAACGTCCCAACCCGCTGTACGAACGAGGTTTTTCGCGTGTAGGATGTTTCCCGTGTATTATGTGCAGGAAATGTGAGGTGCAGCTAATATCGAAAGATGTGTGGGCGGCAAGGCGGCTGATGGACGCTGAACAAAAAATGAAGAACGAGACTAAAAACGGCTCTACGTTCTTTCCCCCGACTTATATCCCGAAACGATTTTGTACAAATGGTGAATACCCAACAATAGAGGATGTGTTCAAATATGTGAACCGTAATGATGCACAACTTGACCTTTTCGAACCAGAGGGAGGATACTCGTGTATGAGTTTGTATCACGGGCTATGCGAGTAGGATATTAGAATATTTGGATGAACTATCAAAAGATAAACAAAATGAAAAAGATAATGTTCAACGATAAATTTCTCCTCACGCAAGCTGTTTTGCGTGGGGAGAAGACCCAAACAAGGCGAATTGTCAAGGACGGCACACCGTTTGGGAATTTTGAGGAAATGATGAAATATGCCCCTTACAAGGCTGGTGAAGTGGTGGCGGTGGCACAGAGTTATAAGGCTATCTATGACGAATTAGAAGAGAAGAATGGAAACTGTGTGGCAAATGAATGGTGGTGCGATGCTTGGTATATTGAAGGGGGAAATATTGATATATCAGCAGGCTACACCAACAAGATGTTCGTCAAGGCCGAACTGATGCCGAATAAGATTAAGATAACCAATGTGCGCATTGAGCGGCTGCAAGACATATCAAATGATGATTGCTTTCACGAGGGCATAATTAAAGGTGAATTTATGAACACTTTAGATGAATGCGGTTTTAATATGGATGGTTATTATTGCACAGCGTCAACCGCGCGCAAAGCATTTGCAAAGCTCATCGACAAGGTTAGCGGCAAAGGCACATGGGAAAGCAACCCCTATGTGTGGGTGTATGATTTTGAATTAGTTAAGTAACGAAATGCCTGTGACTATTATATGAGCATGTTAAATAAAATAATCACCATTACGCTTGTGGATAGGCCTCTACAAGAAGAATATATCTATACAGAACCGCATAAACGCAAGAAGTCTAGGCAGGGTTCAACGCCTTGTGCAAATAAACGGAAGAGGCGGAATAGTAAACGCAGATAAGATACAGCGACAAAAAGGTTGTTAAACTGCTAGTAAAACGAATAAAATACATAATATGAGAATAAAAGAAATAAAATCACAAAATCGCCGAGATTTTCAGGCTATATATGAGTGTGAACATTGTGGTCATACCGAAAAGGGTTATGGATATGACGATGAGTTCTTCCACAGAGAAGTCATCCCTAATAAAGTGTGTGGTAAATGCGGTAAGAAAGCAGCAGATAATTATATTCCACAGCCTACGAAATACCCTGATGGGATGGATGTTTAGTTTTGAATTAGTTAAACAGCTATATGGACACATCATTAACAATTGAAGACATACAGATAGCATTACGCAATTGTCATCTGTGGAATAAGCGGAGTGACATCATGATACCGAACCTTTCTTGGGGACTGCTTAAATATGAAGCGGATTTTGTAATTGTGGATAAGACAGGATGCCTTACGGAGGTTGAGATTAAAAGGTCTCTTTCGGACTTAAAGGCTGACTTTAAAAAAGGCCACAAACATGATGACCCCCTTGTGTCTGCTTTTTATTATTGCCTGCCAATAAGCATCAAGGCTAAGGCGTTGGCAGTTATAAGGGAACATTACGCCCCTGACAATCTACCTGCCGTGATATTCTATGACGAAAATGGGAAATTGGGGTTGTCTAGATATGGGGGCATCCCTAATCGCGGTGGGCGTATGCTCACTCTTGAAGAAAGACTAACGGTGACTAGGCTGTTGTCTATAAGGTATTGGAACGAAAAAGAAAGAAAAAATGGAAATAATAACATCAGCAACAATTTTCAAGGCATTTGATGGGAAGATTTTTACTTCCGAAAACGAATGTAAGGAATATGAGGGCAAAAGAAAAGATTATTTGAATAAATTAAAATTCTTTGAGGTAAGTCATACTCCCGACTTGACTGAAACAGGATGGTTCTTTAAAGGCTCTTTAATCGCAGTCTATTCAGATGAAGGTTTGCAATATGAAATTGCATTTAACTATTGTATTAAACGTTTTGGCTATTTGGGTCCATCTGTTATGGGGTACAGGTTTCAAAGACACTTTTCCATTAAAGAAATAGATTTTGACCACTTCAATAGTGGAATAATGGAAATTCGTTTTGGCAGCACGGAGAGAGTTCAAAAAATCCTCCTTAGTCCAAAGGAACTTGATGAGTTCAAAGCCATAGAAAGATTTGATTACATGAAAGAATGGGGATTTAAATAATATAAAAAAAGACTATGGGACATTTACTACCACGCAAGATTAAAAAGGCTTGCAAGGGCGCAACCCTTGTTTACAACAACGAATGTACACTTACAGGGGTGATGCTCAGAATTAAGCGCGACACTAAGTGGAAACGGAAGGCCCTTGCCTACATTGCAAGACAAGAGCGGATTAAGCACCAAATAATAGAAGCGGAAAGCTGTAAAAATGTTCAAGACGCCATAAAGCGTTATTTAGCAAATTAAAATCGGAAAAGAGAAATTGTGATAAACCAATGAAAGAAAAGACAACAATAGAAAAAGCCTTGCATTACATTAAGCGCAAGACTAAAACCACAGAAGACGGAAAAGAAGTGGTTAGTAGACTACATGCCGAATTGGCTGCTAAGATGGCTTTTGAGGGTGGCATACAAAGTGTGTTGGACAATATTCCTGAATTAGTGTGGGAAGATGTACGTTATCTCGGCAAAGAAACTCTTAGAGCATATCCGCTTGGTGCTTACTTTAAAATTGAATTTGTAGGAATGGAGTTTGACGTGCATTGTAATGAACACTTTATTACACGCACCCTATCCCTTTCAGATGCGAAACAGGCTGCCCTCTTGCACTATAAGAATATTGTAAGAAAAGCATTAGGAATATGACACGAGAAGAATTGGTAGAAAAGGCAGCTAAGAAGTACTGCCACGACAATATCCCCCACATGTCACTGATGTACTTTAGCATATCAATAGCATTCGAGGCTGGGGCGAAATGGGCAGACGCTCACCCTGTCAACCCTTGGCACTCTATCGCCGATGGAGATTTACCAAAAGAAGAAAAGCTGTATCTATGTGGTGACAATTCTGATTACATAATTGGAGAATGGAATGCAGAAACGAGGCGTTTTACTGACCCCTTTTCAAGATTTGATAATCAAAGGATTGACTGGGTGAAATATTGGATGGAAATTCCAAAATTACCAAGTGAATAACAGTTTAAACTAACAAAAGATGAAGAAGATAAGTAACGAAAAGAAACTATTTGATTTGTTCTGCGACAAAAGAGTTAATAACAAATATTACTCTGAGCCGTTCTTAAATGCAGTCTATAATGAGGTATGGGCTACGGATGGACATATTGTAGCAGCCGTGAAGCCAGAGCTTGTATCGGGTTGTTATCCCGAAAAAACACTACCCTTGGATATTCCGTCTGAAAAGACGTGCGATAGAATTATCACGCTTAACGCCATTAAGGACGCACTCACCAAGCTACCAATGATTGAAGAGGAGGAAATAGAAGAGGAGGAATGTACGGAGTGCGATGGTTGGGGAAAAGTAGAGTGTGAATATTACGACAGTCATGGGTCATTCCATGAAGTTAAAGCCGATTGCCCCATATGCGATGGTACAGGCTATGTTGACGGTACTCCGAAGAAAACAGGGGAAAAGGTTGTTGATTATGACACACCAATAAAACTTGATGGGGATTATTTTAAAGGGCGTCTATTTGACATTCTTGCACAAGCAATGGAACTCATAGGGCTGGAAAGGCTTACCATGACACATCACGGACATGGTGTTGGAAAAGGTAAAGCATGTGAATTGCAGGCTGATGGGGTAAGATTTTTCCTTGCGCCGATGCTTGTAGATGATGTACAAAATGTGATAGAAATTGAACTATGATTAACTTTGTAAAATTTCGCAACTCTCATTATTGGAAACGAAATCTAGGCGGCTTGTTTGTTGTCGGAGGAAGACAACTTACAGACGCAGAGGCTAGAAAAGTTGTAAACTATGCAATCGAACATGGGTACAAATACTCGTCAGACATTCCCGACAGTGAGGTTGCATCCGTGTTGGGCTGGACATGAAAAAGGGAGGTGATGATGTTCACCTCCCCCGAAAAGAGGGTTTGCCTCATGTTTAAATCATAAGTTGCAAGACAAAGTTAACGAATTATTTAATTATGGCAAAGAAAATGATTAGAACAATCTTAGCAATAGGCCTTTTGGCTGTGCTAGTCGGCTGTGAGCCGAAGCCTTTCAAGGGCATAGTCGTGTGCAAGGAGTACGTCAAGGCACACATGGACAACGAAGAGGCGCACATCGTGGAAGAGGCCACGTTCGTGCCAAGGGTACATTATGTACCACACCCTAGGCGCGTGCCACAACTCGTGCCGTCAGAGTGGAAGTTCTACGTGGCGAACAAGTACTCAGTCAGAGTGTTTAGCGTTGACAGCGTTACCTACACCAAGCATCACATAGGAGAAAAGATAGTAATGAAAGAAAGGTAATAGATATGGATAAGAAAGTAATCGTACTTATGTCTCGCGTCTTCCCGCTAAACAGTAGTCGTGCAGGGGAAAAGACGGGGTTCAAGGAAAGCATTGTCGAGGGGCGGAAAATACACACAATCCGCGACAATTTCGCCGTTTGGGCAAAAAAACTGGATGCAATAAAAAAGGGAAACCATGTGTTGTCGGTGCGCCAATGGTCGGGCAGGCCGTACAACTCGCCACAGGTGGAAATCCTACGCACAAGGGAGAATATAGGTTATCAGCCTATAACAATACGATACGACCACAAGAACAATTTCATCGTGGCAAAAGTCGGCGACGCGTTTGTCCCAATCAATACGCTTGCGAAAAATGACGGCCTTTCGGTGGAGGATTTCAAGGAATGGATATTCGGGAAAAATCCGCAAGAAAGCAAGCTGTTCAAGGGCATAGTAATTCACTTTACGTCATTCCGATATTAGGGAGAGCGAAAACTAAACATAGCGCGTTATGAAACACGAAGAAGACCGCATACAGATAGCTTGCGTGAATTGGTTCAGCCTGCAATATCCAAACCTCGCCCTCCTGCTCCATCATTCACCCAATGGAGGTAAGCGCACCCGATTCGAGGCGATGGAGTTCAAGCGGATGGGGACACGAAAGGGCTTCCCCGACCTGATACTCTGTTTCCCGTCAAAAGGGCATCACGCCCTATTCGTTGAAATGAAAACAAAGACAGGCAGGCAACAGCCATCGCAGAAAGTTATGCAGAGGCAGCTAGAATGGGCTGGGTACAAGTATGCCATTTGCCGCTCACTTGAAGATTTTATCAACGAAATCAACGATTATTTGCGTTGAATTTTGTTAATTCGCAAAGAAAGAGTGCCTATTGGGTACTCTTTTTCGTATATTTGCGTCTAACGAATTGATTAATTGCAAACGAATGAAAAAGCAGTCAGACAACACGATACGGGCTGATGTAATGGCGGTGATGCTCCCCTTGTCGGCAATCGAACCCAACGAGGGACAATTGGAGGGACTTCCCTCCAATCCACGGAACATCACGCGAGAGAAGTTGGCGTTATTGAAAAAGAGCGTCCAAGAACACCCCGACATGCTTTCTTTGCGTGGACTTCTAGTGTACCAGCTGCAGAACGGACACTACATTGCCATTGGTGGAAATATGCGCCTCAAAGCAATGCAAGAGCTGGGCTATACCGAAGCACCCTGTGTGATTGTTCCCAAGGAAACACCAATCGAGGAAATCAAGGCGTATTCAATCATTGACAACAATGGCTTCGGCAAGTGGGATTGGGACATGCTTGCCAACGAGTGGGACGAAAACCAACTCACGGATTGGGGCGTTGACCTACCGATATTTGACGGCGCATCACAATCGGGCGGTGCAGGGGATAAGCCCGAAAAAGATTTGAGTGACAAGGTGGTCGATGTTTACGAAGTTGTGGTTGAGTGCATGGGAGAGGCGGAACAAGAACGGATATTCAATAAACTGACAGGGGAGGGATATAAATGCCGAGTTTTGACATTATAAAGAAAGTTGCCCCAAAAGCGACTTTTCGCACGCAATCGGTGATTGGGGCGTTCGACATTGACGTGAATCATATCAATGAACATTTCATGGGTACGATAGACCTTGACGGCAAACAATGGAACGTAGGGCTGATTGTCGGCGGCTCGGGAACGGGCAAGACAACCATCGCCCGTGAAGTCTTCGGCGATTGCATCTTCAACGGCTTTGATACGGGTAACGGCGCGGTGATAGACGCAATGCCCGAAACTGCCAGCATCAAGGATATTGAGCGTGCGTTTACCAATGTAGGATTTGCATCGCCACCATCTTGGCTGAAACCCTATGAAGTACTGAGCAATGGCGAGAAGATGCGTGTACAGCTGGCTTATTGCCTTTTGTCGGGGAAACAGCTAGTTTGTTTTGACGAGTTCACAAGCGTGGTAAACCGCGAAGTGGCGAAGACCGCAAGCGTAGCAATTTCCAAGGCCGTACGCCGTTCAAACAAGCAGTTCATTGCGGTTTCCTGCCATGACGACATTGTGGAATGGCTTGAACCCGATTGGATATACAACACCGATGAACAACGCTTTTTTTTGCGCAGGAGAAATCAAAAGGCCAAGGATGCAAGTTGAGATATACGAAGTGGGGGGAGCAGATAAGGCTGCTGTGTGGAAAGTGTTCCGCAAGTACCACTATCTGAACACGGAAATGCATCCTGCATCACGACAATTCGTGGGGGTGATGAACGGTGAACTCGTGTGTCATACGGGAATAATCCAATTCCCCCTCCGAAAAGGATGGAAAAGAGTACATCGCCTTGTCGTATTACCTGATTACCAAGGAGTTGGAATTGGAACTACGTTCATCCAAAAGGTTGCAGAAATAATAACTAACGAGGGGCTACGGCTGAACCTCACAACCACTACGCCCGCATTGACAAAGGCACTTCTACGCAACCCATGCTGGGCGTTGTGTAGGTACGGGCGTAGTAAAAGTGGTTATGCCTCCCAAATGGGGCAAGTACACTTGGACAAGGCTAAGAGCGACAACCGCATAACCTACTCTTTCAACTATGTTCCATCCCATAAATCCGAGTTGACAATAAAAATGAAACGACATGGGGAAATACAATAAGACGCTAGTCAATGAAATGTCAAGATGGGTTGAAGAACACGGCCTCATCGAGTATGGGGGCGCGCTCTTCAAGGACTTCTGCAAGGTCTTCTCAATCGACAATAAGACATTCTACCATTGGATGGACAAGCCAGAGTTCAAGGAGGCCATAACCAAGGCACGAGAGGTGTTCAAGCAAAAGGCCTCGCACGAATTGTCCACCTCACTGTTTGAGGTGGCGCGTGGGTATTCCAGAGAAGAGACAGAAACAGAATACATCCCAAACGCCAAGGGCGAGGCTACCATCAAGAAGATGAAGAAGAAGACGGTGTACTACCAGCCCAATGTGGCAGCCGCCATCTTCCTGCTTACCAACATTGACCCCGACCACTATCAAAACAAACAGCGCGCGGATGTCGCCATCAAGAAACAAGAAGACGACAAACCTTTGACGCTTGAAGAGGTCAACAAGGAGCTGGAGCGATTGAGAAAGTTTGATGTTGAAGAAGACAAGGAAGAAGCGCAAGAAGAATGAGAAATGGGAGTGTCGAGGTAAGGCGTAGAATGTTGGAATTGAGGCAGGCGAAACTAAAGCTCGAAGCCCCAAGCAAGTTCTCGTGTTTCCTCGGCTACGCCAATCCGAAGTATGAGATGGAGTGGTTTCACAAGGTTGTCGCGGAGGGTTGTCAGTCACTTTTGGAGGGGAAGATAAAGAACCTCATGGTGTTCATTCCGCCCCAGCATGGCAAGTCCGAGATAATCTCGCGTAATTTCCCTGCATGGGCACTGGGTAGAGACCCCGACTTGAAGATTGTCGGTAGTTCATACTCGGCCGACCTTGCCGAGCAGTTCTCGCGTTCCATACAGCGTACAATAGACAGCAGGGAATACCAAGCAATATTCCCCAACACCTACCTAAACGGCTCGAATATCCGTACCGACACCAAAGGTTATCTGCGTAATGTCGACATCTTCGAGACCGTGAACCACCGAGGCTTTTACAAGGCGGTTGGCGTAGGCGGTTCTCTCACGGGAACTCCAGTGGACATCGCCATTATCGACGACCCCGTCAAGGATGCCAACGAGGCCAATTCAACGACCTATCGGCAAAGGGTTTGGGATTGGTATAACACGGTGCTCTCGACACGCTTGCACAACAATTCCAAGCAGCTGTTCATCATGACGCGCTGGCACGAAGACGACCTAGCAGGACGTATCTTAAAGGCCGAACCGCAAGACTGGACGGTGCTGTCCATCCCTGCAATCTGCGAGCAAGAGGGTGATGGTGACATCGGCTCACCGCGACATATAGGCGAGGCCTTGTGGGAAAACAGACACTCATTAAATAAGCTTTTGAAACAAAAGGCGCGTGCACCGCGTGAGTTCTCGGCACTATACCAACAGCACCCGACAATTGAGGGTGGTAACATCGTCAAGCGTGATTGGTTCAGGCGAATATCAATGGCGGAGTTCACCTCTATGCGCTTCAATGAACCGATGCACTTCTACCTTGACACGGCGTACAACAAAAAGAAAAAGGGGCAGGACAACGACCCAAGCGGAATATTGTCCGCGTGCCGCATCCGCAACAACATATACCTCTATGACGCGCAGCAGGTGTGGAAAGAGATGCCCGACCTATTGCGCTTTTTGCCCGACTACATCGCAGCACACGAGGGTAACAAAGAAAGCATATTGCACATTGAGCCAAAGGCTAACGGCATTAGCGTGGTGCAGATGCTGCGCGAGATTTCCACACTAAATGTCAAGGAGACCCCCACCCCGACAGATGACAAGGAAGTGCGGTTCCGTGTTGTTTCTCCTCGCATCGAGTGTGGGCGCGTGTATATTGTAGAGGGGTCGTGGAATGAAGACTTCTTGAACCAAGTGTGCGGTTTCCCGTCGATGCCCCATGACGAGTTCGTAGACATTCTGGGGTATGCAATCAATGACCTGTACGATGAAGACGAGGATATAGACTACAACGCCTTAGACAAGGGGATGTTTGGATTATAATAACGATAAAAATAGATATATCATGGTATTGTTTGACTTATTTCGAAATTACATGAACGCCTTGATTGGACGCAACCAAGAGTTCGAGCAGCTACTTGCCGCCAAGGACATTTCCGCGGTCAAGGACAAGATGAGCAATCGGTTTGACGCGATTGTGGAGGCGGTGCAGGAGTACGATGTCAGCACGCATCAGATTATGAAGCGTGAGGATAAGATTGTAACCGACAAGAACGGCAATTTCAAAAGGCTTGAAAAGGTATGGAAACTGCCCATCCCCTACCAGCCGTTCATCAATGAGATTGCCCTCGTCTTTCTCTATGGCCGTCCCGTCAAGTGGACGCAATTGTCAGAGGGTACGGACAACGCCTTTAAGGCATTCCAAGACACGTTGAAGAGGCTGCGTTTTGACAGCAAAATTAGGCAATGCAAGCGCATCGCAGGAGCGGAGACCGAGAGCGCGATGCTCTTTCGCGTTTTCAAGGGTGATGACGGCAATCCCGATGCGCAGATACGCGTGTTGGCAGCGTCTAAGGGGGACGAAATCTTCGTGCGCAGAGACCAATACGAAAATATCTTGTCCATCGCATGGGGGTATTACGTCAAAGAGGAGAAAGAGCAGGTAAACTATCACTTCGACATCTTCACAAAGGATGTCATATACCGCTGTGCCAAGCGGTCGCTAGGTTGGGATGTGCTGAAAGAACCAAACCTAATCGGTAAGATACCAATCATTCTTTTTCAACAGGACAAGGAGTGGAAAGGGGCGGAAACACTTATTCACCGCGAAGAGCATATTGCGTCGCGCACGGCCGACACCAACGACTACTTTGCCGACCCTGTGGCTATCATGGCGGCAGACATCGTGAAAAACGTACCCGAGAAGAAAGAGGCGGCCAAGCTAATTATTACCAACGGAAAAGACGGGGTGGACAAAGCGGCCAAGTACCTCACTTGGGATAACGCCCCACAGTCGAAGAAAGACGAAATCGAGTGGCTGCAAAACCAAATATTGCAGAAGACGTTCACACCCAACATCACCACCGACACCCTTAAACAAGTGTCCCAACTGTCAGGCAAGGCGCTGCGTACGGTCATGATGCTTGCCGACATCAAGGCTGCTAAACACAAGGAGACGCACGATGAACTGCTAGACCGCACGGCATCACTCGTTACCGCCATCATTGGCAACGTGCTTGATGTCCGATTGCATACGGAGTGTGAAGCATTGAAAGTCGGGCATGAGTTCCAAGAGCCGTTCGGAGACGATGTGGCAGATGCGCTCAATAACGTTATCCGCGCCGTTGACGCTGGCATCCTCTCTTCGGAGACGGGCATCGAACTCAACCCGCTCATCAAGGACACGCACCGCGAGATTGAGCGCATACAAGCCGAGGCCGAGGAACGTAGGAAGATGCAGGAGAATATTTTTGGAGGCGGTGAAGACGGTGGTGCAGGCACGGCTAACGCAGGAGAAGAGGGAGAGGACGAATAATCCATATTGACACATCCCTATGGACAAAAAACAACAACTTTCTGACAAGAAGAAGTCAGCGGTGCTGCGTATTCAAAGGACGGAAGCGTACGCAGAGAGGGTGAGATTGCTGTTCGCCAAGACGGTGAATGACATCCTCGCACTCAACAAGTCCATGCCCAAACTAGAAGAGGGCGTAATGTACTCGTTTGACGGGACAAATGACAAGATGCAGAAAGAGGTCGAGATGCTGCTTCGTCGTCTAGCATCAACCGTCACAACAGCTATCCGTAACGGCATCAACCTTGAATGGGAGGAGGCCAACGTGGAGTGCGACAAGTTCATCGTTTCGCTTTTCGGCAAAAAAGTGTTGTCTAGCCCCGAGTTCTCGGCATGGGTCGATAGGAACACTTCTGCACGTGACGCTTTCACCAATCGTGCAGACAAGGGGCTAGGGTTGTCCGATAGAGTGTGGAACTCCGTTAAGCAGTTGCGCGAAGAAATGGAGGTGGCCATGACGGTTGCCATTGGTGAAGGTGATAGTGCTAGTTCCATGTCGCGAAAGGTGCGAGAGTACCTCAATGACCCCGAGTTGATGTTCCGTAGATTTCGGTACAAGGCTGGAGAAAAAGAGGTGGTGGACAAGGACACGGGCGAGATAACGAAAGTGCCTGTGTACGACAGGAAGTGGAAAAAACGCATCAAGGATGAGACCACGGGCAAGTATCGATGGGTTGATTACGACCGTGACAGCTACAAGACAGGAACAGGCGTATACAAGTCCTCCGCCAAGAATGCTATGCGCGTTGCACGCACGGAAACAAACATGGCATATCGGCAGGCTGACCATCAGCGATGGCAGAATATGGAGTTCGTGCTTGGGCAACACATCGAGTTATCACGCAACCATCCCAAGAGGGACATCTGTGATGATTTGGAGGGCGATTACCCCAAGGACTTTGTATTTGACGGGTGGCATCCGCAGTGCTTTTGCGTATGCACACCCATCTTGGTCGACTGGGAGGAGCAGCGCAAGGTCTTCCGCGCCAAGTTAAAGGGCGAAACGTACACCCCTAAGGGGAAGCGCATAACCGAATGTCCCGACAACTTCAAGTCGTGGGTCAACGACAACAAGGAGAAGATACACGTGGTGCGCAAGAGCGGGAAAGAGCCGTATTTCATCAAGAATAATGCCGCCAAGGTTGACGACATCATCAATCCGCAATCAAAATCCCTTACCCCGATAGAAATCGCTAAGAAACGACACGAGGCACGCACGCCAGAGCAGGCAGACGCAATAAGACGCAGGATGCGCTATCGCACGAAGTCTATACGGGCTGCGGAAGCATACATTAAGGATTTTAAGGATTACCCCGATAGTCATTATTCTGCTTTGAAGAGTGCATATAAACGTGCAGATTGGGAGGCGGTACGCAAGGAAGCGTTGGTTCTTGCAAGAAGAAAGCGTACCATTACATCTTTGGGTGTCAAGTTGATAAAAGACGCCAAAAAAAATGCCGACATTGACATTTCGCGCCTGCAAGAAGCTATTAAAAATGGCAACATTAAACAAATCCAAGAAGAAAGGCAGAAGATTGACAGCCTAATAAGTCAGGGTGTAGTAAAAGATGCAGGTATACATCCTGCTGTAAAAAAACAATACTCAACAAATGAAGAAATAAACGAAACGTTCAGACAAATAAATGCTGGATTGTCGGAAAAGTGGTTCGAGCATGGTGATTTGGTTTTGACAGTCGAAACCGACCGCGCGAATAATGGCTCTACAACCTTGGACGGCAGGATAAAGTTGCAAAAGATAAGATTAGAAGGTGTTATGTCCGCTCTTTCTAAGATTGGGCAAGAAAGGTCGCAGGATATTACAATATCGGAAGCTGACGCGTTGGCAACACTTTGGCATGAAATCACGCACAATAGGAATAAGACGACATGGGCTGGTGGAAAATTTCAGCACGCAATATTTTGCAAGACTAAATTACAAAGGTCATTCATGGAGCTTGCCAATGAGTTTGTTGCGAGAAAAACGTTACCAGAGTTCTACAATACTCTTGGATGTAAGGAAGTTCCGCACCCCGAATTTATCAAGGACCGAAGTTCAACGAATTATAACGACATGGTTACAAATTATGACTGGGTCGTATCTAGGTTGGGGCTTGATGAACAGAAAGTATTAGATGCAGTTCGGTCGCACTTATACGACAAACCCTACAACAGTCAAATAGACGGATTAGTTGAGGGGTTGATGCGAGGGGGTATCAAAGGCAAGGGTGGAAAACCCTTAAAAGAGAGACTTGTAAAATCCTTGGTTATACAGATACGCGAAGGGAAAACGGGTGTAATATATACACCGACGGGATATAAGGTAATGACCAAAGAGGAGAAGCTGGAAAAGTGGATGGCCGATAATCACATTATATAAGGTGAAAGATGGTGCCAAAACAATACCGCCAAAAGCCCATGATATACTTTTGGCGGTAAGGTATATTCAGATTGTTTAATCAACGAGCATTCCCTTGGACGCAGCCTCATCCGCTATGCGGTCAAAAAGTCCTTGTGCCTCATCCCTCGCTTTCAAAGCTGCATTGCATAAATCCATATCATGTATTGCGATGCCATAATCAAGCAGATGAGAGTAAATAGACACTTCGGAGAAACCCATATAGTAATCCTTAGAATAGTCACCTCCAATGATTTTTTTTCTTAATTCTTCATCCTTGCAAAAATCAAAGATAGTCTTACCCTTTACATTCATATCCTCTTTATTTTATTAAGATTACACGAGAGAACAAGGAGGCACCGACTATCGACACCTGCCATTATCTCATTTATGCATATAAATTGTTGTATAGTACTTCTTGAATTCATCGCAACCATAAGGCGTAGCACTGTCCCATTTGCAGAATCGGTTGAACAACATCGCCTTTAATGTGACGGGCGTATTGTCCGCCATCTCGAAGAGGCCAAGACCCACACGGACATACTCACTGGTGTACAAGGCGAGTACGCCTCTGCCATAATCATTGAAGTTCATCTCAACCCACGCCCTTTCATATTCCCAAAACAAGGACGTATGATAATCCGTATACGGATTATCATTTTCACCTTGGTAATATTGGCAGAAGCGTATCAAGTCTTTTCTTGTCATTGCATAATCCTCCCTTTCGTATGTCGCTTTCTAATCAACTCACCCAAGCGCACGATGCATCTCTTATTCTCGTACGCCCCTGAATGGAATAGCGCTTGCGTTATCGTGCGATAATGCACACTCACATCCTCGCGCGTCAATACGCTATACATTGCTAATACCGAACCGAAATAGAAGTCTGATTGCCCGTTTCTCGGCTCTTTTAAGTGCAAATGCACCACTTTCGCCTTATATTTCTTATTCATTATTGCTTTATTGAGGCTGTCCGTACGCACTCATATAACGCACGGACAGCCAAGTTATTATATTCCTGCCCAGCATTGGGGCGTATATTCGTCATTGTCAACCTCATTGGCGAGTATCTCTTCACATCCATGCATGAAGTCTTCGCGCGATACGCTCTCGTCTGATATTGCACGCATGATGAGGTCTGCGTGAAATAGGCTGTATCGCTGTTCTAATAGCGCGCCTAGCTTGTCCATTTCCGGATTTGTCATGATTGTATTGCTTTGTGGGGATGGGCGATTATCCCACCCCCGATTAATATTATTGTTTTCTCTTATTCCCGCTCTTCTTAGGCAGCACCCAACCCCTTTGTTTGGCTACCGCTTGGTTGAATTTCGCCCAGACAGCCTCATCTAAGAACTCGAAGTGCATCGTGCCTTTTTTAAAAGCCTTGACGCGGAAGAAGCCCCATTCGAACCACTCTCCGTAAGGTATCTTGCTTTCATAGATAAGTCCGTTCAAAGGCCTGATGCTGTCATAATTAGTGCCAGTGATGTAACACAAGGCCTTAACTACATCTGTCACCTTCGTTTCGTTGCTGCTATAACTTAACGTTACGTAGTCTCGTGGCCACCGCGCATCGTAGCTTGTCATGTACGGCACAATGAACTTGCGGTTTACCATGTAGTTTGCATTCGTTTTCCACTTCTCACCAGCGGTCGAATTTTCGGCCGATAACGAGCAGATGAGGTCGAAAGCCTCTAACAAGGCCTTATCCATACGCTGCCCAGTAGTCTGTATAACCATATTCAATACTTGATAGATATTGTGCATCGTGAACGGCACCTCAACTTGCTTCTCAATGAAGCGGTTTAGCTGTTCGCGTAGGTTCTCGGTTGCATACTTCTCCATGTTGAGCTTATCGAAGATGATGCGCCAATAATATCTCTGCATCTGCTTCTTGTATTGTTGGCGCGTCACATTAATGTGCTTCCCATCGAAGCTGTACGCACCGAACTCTATCGGCAGGTAGTGTGCGCGTGTGCGGTCTCCGTCATCGAAGCGCGCCATGTCGTTAATCTTATTGGCGGCTGCCATCGTCTCGTCAAAGAGTTTGACGGCCGAGACATAGCGGTTAACGAGGTCACGCACAAGGTTATATTGCACAAGTCCCTCTGTCTCATTAGAGTTCAACGTGTCGTCCTCGTTGGAAAACAGGTAGTCGGCAAACTCTTCATCGGCCTCCCCCTCCTTGTAAAGCTTAACGATGCTTATTCCCGCGTCCGTCTTGCGTTCGGCTGTATCGAACGCCGTCCCGATGTATTCGCTATTACCATATAGTTTAACCAATTCTTGGAATGTCACGTATTCACTATTCCATGTTTTTTCAAGGTTGGTCGAATTGCACAAGGCTACTATCGTGCACCCTGCTGGTGCAATTTCAAACGCATGCCTAATATGCCTGATACCCTCACTAAAAGGAGGGTTCATAACAATGTAGTCGATGTGGCTCACTTGTTCGGCCGTGACGGACAAGAAGTCCTCGGCCAACAATTGGCACTCGCCCGCCAAAAGCTTCTGTAAGTGCTTGTCTTTCTCGCAGGCAATCACCTCACCTGCGCCATTATTTTTCAACCAGCGGACGATATTGCCACTGCCTGCCGACGGTTCTAGAATTACCTTACCGATGATGTTTTCCCCCATCATCATTGTGCTAATCACCTCTTCAGGTGTCGGATAAAAGTCCGAATTGTCTGTGAATAATCTCATATTGCGTTGAATTTAAATAAAGTACCTGTTAAGTATCTTTTATAACGCAAAATTACTACATATTTTAAAAATATGCAAGGTTTTAGCGATTTATTTCAAAGCAGAATATACAAAACCTACGTGAAACACCCACTATAAAAACATTTCCCACATAGTTAAAAATACGAAAATCGAGATACTTATTGAGTATCCATTCTTTTTATTCGCTATTTTTGCTTGAAAATTATACAAACCAAAATAAGTATGAACAAGAAACTACGTAAGACCTTGTCCGAGAAGTGCAAGGACATGGGATTAACAGACAAGGCATTGGACGAACTCTGCGAATTGGGTTCACAAGGCCTCGAAGATGATGCCTCGGAAGAGGACATCACGGCAAAAGCGGATTTGCTCGTGCCTTATGCAAAGGCGATGCAGGGGGAAATCACGAGAAAGACGAGCAAAAATCGCAACCAGCCCAAGCCATCAGGCAAAGATGGAGACGGTGGGGGTGATAACGGAGGCGATGATGACAAGGACGTGCCCGAATGGTTTAAGAAGCAGATGGAGACGGTAAACAAGAAGATTTCCGATTTGGAGACAGAAAACCAGACCCTGAAAGCGGAGAAGACCAAAGCGGAGCGAAACGGTGTCATTGCCGAAAAGGCCAAGAAGCTAGGGCTGCCCCAATCATTGATTAGTCGCATGTCATTCGCTGACGATGCGGACTTGGACAAGGAGTTGGAGGCCGTCAAGCAGGATTGGGTCAACAGCAATCTGATGCCCAAAGGCGCGGCATTGGAGACGGGCAAGACGGAAGAGGCCATGAAAGCTGACGCCAAAGCTTGGGCTGAAAGCTTGCCCAGCAAGTAATCATTTTTTGTTTCACCCTTTAAATTCGAATGTAACATGGCAATTGAATTTGAAAGAACCCACCTCTCGGGCAGCTTCCCCTCCATTTGGCGAGGCGAGTGCAAGATACTGCCTGGCGGCTTCAAGCCCGAGCAGCAGCTCCCCGTAGGGACATTGCTTAGGCGCGGTACGCCCATCAAGGTGGATTTCGAGAAGATGACGGCCGCGGTGTGCAAGACGGCTACCATCCTCAAAGGCGGTACGACTACCGCTCCGCGCGTTCCCAAGGGGCATCTGTTCACCGTTGGTGACACCATCACTAAGGTTGGAGCATCAACCGCAGCCCCAACAATCAAGTCCATCGACACTACCAATGACGCGTACGACACGTTTACGTTATCAGCCGCCTATACGGGATTGGCCGAGAATGACGTGATTGTGGAGGGCACGGAGCTGCAAGGCGGCTCGTCCAGTCCGAAGTACATGCCTAATGCGGTAGTAGGTGCGGACAAGGAGTTTAATGGCAGGGGTATCCCCACCATCGATGCGGCCTACGAGGCGGTAGTCCTCTACCCTAGCCTCGCATGTCCCGTAATCGCAGATTGGCTCAACGGCATCTGCATGAAGTATAACCCGAACATCTTGTTCATCAAACAGTAATGCAAGTTATGGCACAATTCACTTTTAGCTCCGTATTCGGCGAACTCACTAAGAACGTGCAGGTACGCTTTGACGCAATCAGCGAGCTTAACAAGCGGCTGTTTGACAACATCATTTTCGAACGGTTTCTCAAATGGGATGTCCCGACAGTCGGGCTGAACTTCGAAGAGCTTATTGGGCAGTACAATTTGACCGTGGCCGCCCCCACCATTGGGGAGAATTCGAAAGAGGCCATCCTTGGTACTCACGGGCTGGACACCTTGAAAGAGGCTGTCCTCAACCACGCCATCACCCTGCCCCTCACCATTCAGGACTACCGCAAGGTTCTCCAAATCTTGGACAGCAAGTCATTGCCCGACAAGGTGAAGACGCAACAGCTGGTAGACCTCATGTGGGGCAACGTGCAGAACGTGGTGCGCTCCGTGTTGGGCAAGCTGGACATGATTTTCCTCGGTGCGCTCTCCAATGAGGGCAAGTTTGAGCTGGACGCCACGACCAACCCCGAGGGCGGTGTGCGTGGCTCTATCAGCTACAATCAGCCCAAGGAGAACATCGCGAAGTCGAAAACCGATTGGACGGCCGCCAATATTGACACCGTCGACTGCTTCGAAGACATTCAGGCAATCATCGACGTGGCACAAGACAAGGTGGTGTTCGGCAAGGCACTCCTCGCCCCGTCTCTCATTTCCTACATGTGTAGGTCTAAGAAGATGAAGCAGATGATACACGGCACGGACAAGTCTTCGCGCATCGTGCAGCTGCGTGACATCAACGCGTACATGGAAGAGAACGGCTATCCAGTCTTCGAACCCATGCGTCGCCAAGTTGTCATTCAAAACGGCACGGTACGTACGCCCTACAATCCATGGAATGAGAAGAACATCGTCTTTGTTCCAGACGGCCAACTTGGCGTAGTTAAGAATGCATGGGCGAACAACGAGTTGAAACCCGAGAACGGCGTCGCCTACTCCAACTACGGACGCGTGCGCGTATCGCAGTGGGGCGTTGGCGAGACACAGGGTTCGAACGGCGTTGAGTTCACTAAGGCGGAGGTGCTGGCGCTTCCCGTCATCACGGAAATGAACGGAATCTACACCCTCAAAACGCAGAACTAGCCCATGACCAACCTCGATGCGACAAAAAGTTTGTGTAACGCCATCGTTAACACATTCTACCCCGACAACGCGACCGTTAGGTTCGTGCTTGCGAGCCACGGAATATCGCCCGATGGCGAGGCCACGCCGACAGACAAGGAACTGTTCTGTACGGCCGTGCGGCTCGTTATGGGCTTTGTCGAGAGTAGCCGTTCCGAAAGCGGCGTGTCGACAGCCGTGCGCGAGGACGCGATACGGAACAGCATCAAATATTGGTGTGGCGTTTATGGAGTTGACGTAGACGAGGTATTGGGCGGTGAAGCTACGACTATTGAGGATGGCACTCACTTATGGTAATATGATGGTATGAGGACAAACGGAACTCTTAGGTACGAGATGCCCAATGGCGGAGGGTTGAACGAGTGGGGCGAGGTGGCCGACATCGCGCAGAGCACATGGAGTGTGCCCATCCCTTGTTCAATCAAGACCAACTCGGACACTCGCAAGGGGAAGTACGAGGACGGTGAGTTTCGCCAAGCGTCTTTCCTCATCTTGGTTGAGGCCATGCCTTTTCCACACGCCCGCGTCAAGTTGGAGCGTCACGGAGAGGAACTGGGCGAATACCGAGTGTTGAGTTCCGAGCCTCTTACCACCGTAGGACGCACACAGATAATGGTATAGGCAATGGCAGGGAAGTCACCGACAAACGGGAAGTACAAAGGTGTGTTGGTCAATAAGACTAACGTCTTGAAGCTTCAAAAGGACTTGAAGATGAAGCTCGCGGACATTGCCAAAGCCCTTGTCGAACAGCTCACCTACATTGGTGAAGAGTGCGTGCGCATAGCGCGTGAAAATGGCAGCTACAATGACATTACGGGCAATCTTCGGTCGTCAATCGGGTACGTGGTGCTCCAAGACGGCAAGCCCGTCAAGCAGGGTGTTCCAAAGCAGTATGACGGCAAGGCGGGCAATGGCGCGCAGGGCGTGACCGCTGCGGAAAACCTATTGAAGAAGCTGCAAGCGCAATACCCACGTGGCATCGTGCTGATTATCTGCGCTGGCATGCACTATGCGGCCTACGTTGAGAACATCTACCATAAGGACGTGTTGACAACGGCCGACTTAAAGGCGCAGAGCCTTTTGAAAGACCTCATGCAAGATATGAGTTTGGGTTATGGTTAAGACAGAACAACAGATTGAGCGGGACTTCTATTCTTTCATCAAGGATAGTCCGCTGGGAAAAGCAGTCAAGGGCGGGGTGTACCGCTCCGACATGCGCCCCGACAACGCGCACACCGAGGATTTGGTTGTCAAATTCCTAGCGGGGCTTGACGAGCAGGTGCAGTCTGGTGTTGTCATCGTCAACGTCTACGTCCCCGATGTCCCCTATCAGAAGACCGCACGAAAGGTCAGCGACAAAGCGCGTATCGGTGAATTGCAGGCATTGATACAATCGTTTGTTAACGATAACGCCAATACCGAGTATCGCATGCAAACGGACATGTCACCGACCACAATGGCGGTAGAGGGCGTGGCACAACACGTTGTTTACGCAAGAATTAGATTTTATAGGTTATCATCGTAAAAAGTATAAGATTATGGCAAAAGAAAGCATTATCATGTCGTGGTCGAAGTGTAAGGTTGAAGTTGGCAAGACGGGCGCAAATGACGCAATGGCGACTACGCTCAAGTCGGTTGGCGTCATCAACGACAAATCTACCACGATTTCGGTTGAAGATGGTGAGAAACTCACGGCTAAGGCGTCAGGTGGCGTCGTGGTAGCCGAGGAAGAGGGCGAGCCCGTCATCACCATCACCACGCGCGTTAAGGAGATGGATTTCGAGACCGAATCCATGTTTACGGGCGCGACCATTGACACGCCGAAAAAGGAACTCACGGTCAAGTCGAACGTGGTTTCGGATTACTTCTCGGTCAAAATCACGCCTAAGAATATCGGCGCGACGGGCATCAAGGCGAGAAAGACACACGTTTCTTTCAAACCTGGTTCGTCGGAGGAAGAGGGTCAGTATGTCGACCTCTCTTTTAAAATCCTAGCGTGTGACGACGGCGAGTTGTACAAGAAATTCAAGGTGGCTGCGTCCGATTGGTCGTAGCGGATTGTCGCAAGGATAACATTTTTCTTCATTTGGTTTATTTGGTTGACGGCTGGAACAGACAGCCCCTTGCGGTAGGGAGGTTAGACCGCTTATTGGGGATTAGGATTAGAGGCAGGCTGTTACGCTCATGACGGCAGCTCGCGGGTTCAACTCCCGCATCCCCACCAAACAATTAGTAAACGAATGATGGAACAAATACAGACGATAGAGGGAAAGGTAGCGGCAGCTATCCTTGAAAAGAATATAGGGAGCATCGAGATAGGCGGTAAGACGTATGAAATCGCACCCCCGTCGGTGGGCACTCTCATCCTCGTGTCAGAGTTGGTGTCAACGCTCCCCATTGTCGAGCGCGTGCCTAATGAGAAAATATTCAACTCCGTATTACACCATGCACGCCACTTCAAGGCCTTGGGCGACATTTGTGCTGTTCTCATCCTTGGTGCCAAAGGCTTGACCGAGGAGGTGGAGGAAACTCACGAAAGGCGCGTGTGGGGCATCTTCAATAAGAAATACACCATCAGACGAACCGTTGACCGACAATCGGAATTGGCGCGCCTAATATTGGAGGAGGTGCGCCCCTCTATACTCTTTGATGTCATTGTTAAGCGACTTAAAGATATGGAGTTAGGTAGTTTTTTCTCAATTACCACTTCCCTAAGCGAGGCAAACATTCTAAAACCAACAAGGGAAGTGGTCTAAACGACAGCATTTGGGCTACGGTATTAGGCATCGCGAAGACATTCGGCATCACCGACAAGCAGGCCTTGTACGACATCAGCTATCAGAATGCCATACTATACAGCAGCGCGATGCCGATGCCCAAGGATGAGGACAACGACGGGGACGCTCTACCGTACGATGAGACCAAGGATGCTAATAACCCAGACCTATTCAATGATTTTGCAGACGAAGAGACTATAAGAGTATGAACAACAACACGGACGGCACATTATACATCGGCACCGCTATTGACATGTCGGGAGCGGAAGCAGGCGCGAAAAGGCTAGCAGAGATTGCAGAGGAAATGGGGCAAGAGGTTGGCGAGCAGGCGAAGCGCATGCACGACCTATTGACCGACATCCCTACCGTCAATATCGACGTGGTGAGCAATGCAGCCTCAACGCTGGACACCATACAGCAGGGCTTTGATGAGGTAGACCGCGTGGTCGATGCCAACAAGTCCGCCATCCGTGAATTGGAAGAGGAATACAAGAGGCTTGGCACGGCGGCTAATAAGGCAGCCCAAAAGGGCGACGCGAAACAGATGCAAGGCTATCGCCAAGAACGCGATGCTATACGGCAAGTCATCGAAACGCGTAAGAAAGTCATCGCGGAGGCGGAAAAGACCGCAGACTCTCTCGCTAAGGTTGAACAGCGCATGAGGGCTGAGGCCGAGCAGGCGCAGAAAGCCGCATCGCAACATGTTTCCCTACGCGGGCAGATACGCGCCTTGAGGGAAGAGATGGCCACATTGGTTGCCAATGGCATTGACCAGCAGAGCGAGGCTTATAAGCGTCTTGTTAGCGAACTTGGCCGCCTAACGGACATACAGGGCGACATTCAAGCGCAAGGAAAAGTGTTAGCCAATGATGAGCAGCATATAGCAGGCCTTATACAGGGATTGGGAGGGCTTTCGGGCGCATTCTCCGCTGCACAAGGAGCGGTGGGTTTGTTCGCAGGCGAAAATGAGGAACTCAACAAGATAATGCTGAAAGTGCAGTCACTCATGGCCATCACGATGGGATTGCAGCAGGTGCAGCAGACGCTGAATAAGGACAGCGCATTTTCATTGGTTACGCTTAACGGACTGAAACAATGGTGGAATAAGCTAACGGCAGAGGGTACGGTGGCGCAAGTAGCCGAGACGGCAGCAACAGAGGCC